AGCCGTTTTCTTTCGTGGGGAGGATCAATGAGGACGTGAACACATACACCGTGCTTGGTTCGCGGGGCGTACTGTTCTTCACGTACATGGATTCCATGATCACGCAGAAGCAGACGCAGAAACAGAAATCCGGGATGAGCGACGTCTATCTGGACGGAGGGACGTACACGAAATCCTTTTACTCCGTTGTAGGAATGCCGTCGTGCGTGAAAATATCCGAGATGGGGGAGACGCACCGCCGGATCCATCATCACGTGGAATGGGGGAACTGCGTCCCGATGATACTGAACGAAAAACACAGGAAGCCGCGATGATGAGGTGATTTTATGGCGAGACCGCGGATCGAAATAGACAAGGACAGCTTTGAAAAGCTGTGCGGATTGCAATGCACAAAAGCCGAGATCTGCGGATTCTTCGATATCACGGACAAGACGCTCGACGCATGGTGTACGCGGACGTATAAGAAGGGTTTTTCCGACATTTTCGAGCAAAAGCGCGGGGCTGGGAAAATATCGCTGCGGCGTGCGCAGTTCCGGCTTGCGGAGCACAATGCGGCGATGGCTATCTTCCTCGGGAAAAACTACCTCGGGCAGACGGACAATCCGCAGACCGTCACCGAGCCGGAGGCAGCTACCTCCGACGACGCTCTGACCGCCGCGCTCCGGGAAGAAGCGGCGAAGATGGAGGCGGAAGATGCCGCTGAGTGAGAAGCAGCGGAAGATTCTCGTCTTCCCGTTCACGCACTTCGACGCGATCATCGCGGACGGCGCCATCCGCTCTGGCAAGACCTCCATTATGACCGTCTCGTTCATCGATTGGGCGATGCGGGAGTTCAACGGACAGCGGTTCGGGCTGTGCGGGAAGACGGTCGATTCGTGCGTGAAAAACCTCGTCTCGCCGTATCTCAACACGGGCTGGGCGAAGGAGCGGTATTCGCTGAAATGGCGGCGGTCTGACAAGGTGCTCGAAGTACGGCGCGGCTCCGTCGTAAACTGGTTCGAGGTCTTCGGCGGCAGGGATGAAAGCTCCTTCATGCTGATCCAGGGCCGGACGCTGGCGGGCGTGCTTCTCGACGAGGTGGCCCTCATGCCGCGGTCGTTCGTGGAACAGGCTCTTGCGCGGTGTTCCGTGTCCGGTTCGCGGCTGTGGTTCAACTGCAACCCGGGCCCGCCGTCGCACTGGTTCTACACCGAGTGGATTCAGAAAGCGGCGGAACACAACGCCCTGCATCTGCATTTCGACCTCGACGACAACCCCGGTCTGACGGCGGACGTGATCGCGCGGTATGAGTCAATGTACGCGGGCGTCTTCTATCGACGGTACATCCTCGGGGAGTGGTGTCTTGCGGAAGGGCTGGTGTATGAATTCGGAGAGGACAATATCGTCGACGAGAAGCCCGATTTTGGCGAGTTTTATATATCGGTCGATTACGGTACTATGAATCCATTTTCGGCTGGATTATGGGCCTTGTCGGGCGCGAGAGCGGTACGCATTGCGGAATACTACCATTCCGGGCGGAAGGAGACGCAGCAGACCGGAACGCCGTCGCAGAAGACGGACGAGGAATACTGCGACGAGGTGGTCAAGCTGGCGGGCGACCGCAAGATCAAGCGCGTCGTGGTTGACCCGTCGGCGGCGTCGTTCATTGCGGCCCTGCGCAAGCGGGGGTTCACGGTGATTCAGGCGAACAACGAAGTCTTGGACGGCATCCGGCGGACGGCGGAATATCTGCGGGCGGGGAATATCAAGATTCACCGGGACTGCCGGGACGCCATCGCGGAATTCGGGCTTTACCGCTGGGACGAGAAGAGCACCGAGGACAAGGTCATCAAAGAGAATGACCACGCGATGGATGATATACGATATTTCGCGAATACAATTCTGCGGCACAAGGTCAAGCGAGGCCGCGAGGATGTATAGATCAATATGCGCAGGCGGTAAAGAACCTCCGCGAGGCGCGAAAACAACAGCGGAGGAATTATGTTCACTTATCAGGACTTGATCGCCGTCCCGGACGGCAAGCGCGGAGAGTTCCTTCTCGGCGCGATTTCGCAGTTTCAGGCGTCCGATCTCTGGCGGACGGCGCGGGATGCGGATGCGTACTATCGGCACCAGAACCCGACGATTATGCGGGCGCAGAAGATGGTCTATAACCTCATGGGGCAGGCTACGCCGGACGTCTGGAAACCGAATCACAAGATCGCATCCCGGTTCTACTACTATTTCGTGACGCAGGAGGTGTCGTTCCTCCTCGGAAACGGCGTCCTTTTCTCTAAGCTGACGGACAAGGACGTGGCCCTCGGCAAAGACTTTGACACGCGGGTCATGAAAGCGGCGACGGACGCACTGAATGCCGGGGTGTCCTACGGCTTCTGGAATGAGGATCATCTCGAAGTGTTCCCTGTCTATGGCGGGCCCTATGCACCGTCGTTCTGCCCGCTCGACGACGAGGAGACCGGGGGACTGATGGCGGGAATCCGCTTCTGGCAGCTGAACGCAAAATCCCCGCTTCGGGTGACGCTCTACGAGCCGGACGGGATCACGGACTACATTCGCGAGGACGGCGATGAAATCCGCATCCTCACGCCGAAACACAGTTACCGCCGCATCCGGGAGGAATCCGAGGCGACGGGGACGGAGTACCGCGAGGGCGGCAACCCGTCCGTCATCCCGATTGTGCCGCTGTACAACACGGGGCGGCAGTCTGAGCTTGTTGGCGGGCGCGCGACCATTGATGCGTATGATTTGATGATCTCCGGCATGGTCAACAACACCGACGAGGGGAATTTGATCTATTGGGTTCTCAAAAACGCGAACGCGATGGACGAAGAGGACGATGCGGCCTTCCTCGCACAGCTCTACCGGACGCACGTTGCGCACGCGAACGGCGACGACGGCGTGGGTGTGGAGCATGAGACGGTTGAGGTGCCGTTCGAGGCGTCGAAAGAGACCCTTGACCAGCTCCGGCGTCGGCTGTTTGATGACTTCATGGCTCTCGACGTCAAGGAGATCGCGTCCGGGGCGGCGACGGCTACGCAGATTCGCGCGGCGTATGAGCCGTTGAACGAAAAGGCGTCGCAGTTTGAAGGCTGTGTCCTTGACTTCCTCGGCGGCATCCTCGCGCTGGCTGGCGTGGACGAAATGCCGACGTTCCGGCGGGACACAATCATCAACCAGACGGAAGAGCTGACGAACATTTTGCAGGCGGCGCAGTACCTTGACGCGGACACCGTGACCGAGCAGATTTGCGGCGTCCTCGGGCTGGTCGACCGGAAAGACGAGATCATTGCGAAGCGCAAGGCCGAGGAGATTGAGCGGTTTGAGAACGAAGAAGGAGAAGAATAATGGCGGATGCTTATCTGAAAGTCAAGGACAACGGCGCGAACGGGCTTGCGGTTGTCCGCGAAGAATCCGATGTTTCGGTTACTGATTTAAAAAGCGCGTTGAGCATGAACTTTAAACTCGGCGGATACGTGAATAGAGATACTGAATTTAAAAAGGGAAATCTTACATCAACTGGATTAAATACTGATCCGACACGATGCTATATGTTGCTGGAAAATGTTGGACGCGGTACGAAATTTATATTTGATTCATCGCTCGTGGTGGCAAATTATTTCTACATAGTTTCGCCTACGGATGTCACGCGAATTTATACTCCAAACTCGTGGGATTCGTCCGGGATTTTGAACCTTAATTATCAAAATGATGCCACAGTTGTGATTGTGCTTAGAGATGCAAATGACGGATCAGCACGCATATCCGATCATCTGAAAGAGGTCAACTCCGCGACGCAGATTTTTATATACAATCGGCGCGCTATTAACTGGGTTGCGTTCGGGGACAGCATCACTAACGGCTCATATTCTGTCGCGGGCGGCGGTACAAATAATGCTCCAGAGTACAGCTATGCATATCGCATCGCTAAAACACTTGAGCCAAATAAAATAGGCGATTTCTACAACTGCGGGATTCGCGGTCTGGGGTGGGTTAAATCCGGAAACAACGGCGAGACGTTCGCGGATATGCTGGCACTATATACGGGCAATAAAAATAACATCGAGCTTGTTACAGTTATGCTCGG